GTATTAGAAACATGGGAATTGTATGGTTGCTACCTCAAAGGTGCCAACTACGGTGACATGAACTATGGTACCAATGAAGCAGTCAACATTGAACTGAGCATTGCTTTTGACAACGCTAGCCAAGGTACTGGACAATCAAGTGGTGTTGGTTTTGCTATTGGACGTACTGTTGGCGATGTAGTCACCGGCGCTGGCGCCGCTTAACCCCAGGCCCTGACATGGGTTTTGGACAAGACTTTCTCAAGGGATTTACCAACGTAGACAGCTTGCGTGATTACACTCACGCAAGCCGTGTGTTCACCACCAATCAGTACGAGCTCAAGCCTAGATTTAAATTTCTATATCATGTGAGCTTTTCAATCAACACCAAGATTCCCAGTCTCAGTGTTGCTGATGTTCAGGGACTAAGTCTAGTTGTAAAAACCATTGATCTTCCCAAGTACAACATACAGACAGACACACTGAATCAGTACAATCGCAAACGTGTGATACAAACTGGTATCAAGTATGAACCTGTCACAGTGACATTTCATGATGACTCAGGCGACATAGTTCGCAACATGTGGTACAACTACTACAAGTACTACTACAAAGATCCTTCGCAGGTGTATCTAACTGATGCCCAGGCCACCAATGGCAGCCTGGGCAAAAGTAGTAATCGCACAGCTGGCTTTGGCTACAATGATCGAGACATCTACGATGACCAGCGTATTGCCAATGTCAACGACTGGGGCTATATTGGTGAAAATTTTCTAGATGGCACCAGCAACACTTCTGGCAAGCCAGCCTTTTTCACCGACATAAGAATTTTTGGCATGGATCAGCACAAGTTTGCTTCTTATGTGCTGATCAATCCTGTGATCACCAACTGGACACACGACACCTATGACTATGCTCAAGGTGGCGGTGTCATGCAAAATTCCATGACCATTGCATACGAAACTGTGAAATACTACAGCGGTGCTCTTTCAAACAAGTTTGCTCAAAGCGATCCCAATGTACTGGGATTTGCTGACCCTGCGCACTATGATCGCACTCCCAGTGCTTTGGCAAGACCAGGCAGTGTGAGCTCGGTATTTGGACAAGGCGGCCTATTGGACACAGGTGGTGGTATTTTGGAAGACCTGCAGAAAGGCAGTGTGCTGGGCCTGATCGGCGCGGCACAAAAAGCCGGCACAGCCTACAACACATTCAAAGGCAAGAACATTGCCAGCATTGCTCTAAACGAAGGCAAAGCACTGGGCGTAAACACCATTGTTGGTGGCATCACACCTGGTGCCGTGCGCAGCGTGGCCAATCGAGTTGACGGTTGGATGTTTCCCAAAGGACCAGGAAAACAATAATGGCCAACAGCACAGTAAACTATACCAATACCAATATTGACCTCACAGTCAGAGTGTTTGACGATTTTTACGGTTATGATGTCAATGTACCGGCCAATGAGTATGATGTTGTTCACAGTTATTTTCTTTCGGTAATGACCAGTCGACAGGCAGCAGACAATTTTACCGTGAGTGTGTTTAGAGTGGCTGAAATGACAAATATTCCTGTGTTGACTCTGCTGAATGAATTTCAAGGTCAAAAGGGCACCACATTGTCAGTGAGCCTGGCCTATTATCTCAACAACATACGCAGTAGAGCCACACTGTTGGGAGTGAGTGCTCCTACATCGCCTAATTTTTACGCTGCCAGAAACGTGGTACAATGAGTCGCTGGGCACAAGGTTCATACACTGTGCTCAACCGTGACAAGTACGTGGGCAATGGTGTACCACGCTATAGATCTGGGTGGGAACTCAGCTTCATGAAGTTTTGTGACACCAATGATGCAATATTGCAGTGGGCCAGCGAAAGCATTGCCATACCATATCGTCATCCACTCACAGGCAAGATGACGCAGTATATCCCGGACTTTTTGATCATGTATCGCACAAGGGACAACACCATTCGGGCCGAGCTGATTGAAATCAAACCCAAAAAACAAAGTGTGATCGAATCCAAAATGAGCAGCCGAGATCGAGCTGTAGTAGCCATCAACTACAGCAAATGGGACGCAGCCACCAAATGGGCTAGAAAAAACGGCCTGAGTTTTAGAGTGATCACAGAGAACGATATGTTTGCAAACGGTCGTGCTTGACCCATAAATAGGGCATGACTAGAAAATTAGAAGAGTTGTTTGATCTTCCTCCTGCAACAAAAGATCAAGTTGAACAATCACTGACTTCTGCACCTGCAGAAGACTTTCGTGCCCAACTGCAAACTCTAGACGACACCATAGACAAAATAGACGCGGCCTTGCCCGGTGTGCGCGGCCTAGAAGCCAATGACGCAGAAATGGATGGCCTGGCCGACCTGGCCAAAAGCAGTTACAATGATCTCATGGACCTGGGCATGCAAGTGGACTCAAGATTTGCCAGCGAAATATTTGGTGTGGCATCAAACATGCTGGGACATGCCATCACAGCAAAAACAGCCAAGATGGACAAAAAACTCAAGATGATTGATCTACAGTTGAAGAAAATGCGGCTAGATCAACAACAGGCAGCAATGGATGCCCGGGCGGCAGAAGCCGGCGACGGAGAAGCCATGCAAACAGCACAAGGCATGGTACTGAGTCGCAATGACCTGTTGGAACGTTTGTTGGCCAGCAAAGATCAAAAAGATAAAAAAGAATAAATATATCACAGGAACCCGATATGAAACCATTTGCCCATTACCTAGCCGAAAGCGAACGTACCTACAACTATCGTATCAAACTGCTGGGTAAACCATCCGGCGATTTGGTGTCACAGTTGAAGAAAAAACTGGATCAATTTGATCCTGTGAAACTGGGTGAGCCACGCACCACCCCAATCCAGGTTGTGCCCACAGACTTCCCCAATCACAAAAATGATTCGGTCACAATGTTTGATGTCAGCCTACGATATCCAGCTATCGAGCCACAGATCAAACAGCTGGCACAGTTGTTGGGCTTGGACCCCAATCACATCATCATGCAGACCACACCACATGTGGATGGCCTGGTGGATGAATACGAACGTATTGATGACCAGAACAAAGACTTACTGGACAAAACAGACTACCCTGCACCTGATGCTGAACAACGTGCCTTGAGCAAAGACTATGCCACTGGACCGTATGATCATGCGGTGTTGAAAAATGCTTATCGATCAGATTTTACCATTGCTGGTGGCAAGACACCACCAGCTAAGACCACGAATGATATTGCCCCGGGCACCAAGAGCCCAATGACCAAGATCAATCGCCCTGCCAAGCCAGCCACTGGCGCACAACCCCGAGGATAATAAAATGACTTTTTTCTATGATTTAAACAAAAAACTGGACAGCATTCGCGAAAAGCCAGAAACCACGCACAAGCAGTTGAATGAGCGTGACATGGGCAAGCACAACAATGCCACAACAGGTTTTGCGGCTCTGGCCAAAAAAGCCGGCGGCGGTGAAAAAGGTAACAAGATTGCTGGCGCACAATTTCAGAAGATGAAAAAAGCCGGACAGTTGGAAGAAGAAGGCATGAGCCGTGCTGCCAAAGGCTATGAAAAGTACGGCAAGGAAGGCATGGAAGCCCTGGCCAAGGCCGGCCGCGATGGCAAGGCTCTTGACCCTGTTAGAAAAAAATACAACAAGTACGACAATGAACAAGTGGATGAAAAAGTAGAAACATTTCGCTCCAACAACCGCGGGAACATGGTCAACACTGTAAAAACAGGAAAAGGTCCTTTTCCTACCTCCCAAGATACACGTGACTCCTATGCCAAAGATGTTAGAGCAGCAAGAGCAGCCGGCACATTGAAAAAAGACAGCAGTGGTCAACGTAGTGGAGTTGCTCCATCAGGACGCAAAATTGAGATAGATAATTTTGAAGAAGCCATCGAAAAACAGTCTCCCCGTAAGAGTGAGATTCCTGCTGTGATGCGCCGAGGCAACAAAGTCACCATGCAAGACCTTGAAAAAGAGCGCACGGCCAGCCCAACTTCTCGTGAAGGCATGGCTGCACGTCAACAAAAATTAGGCATTACTACTCCCATTAAAGAAAAACTGTCGCCAGCAAAACAAAAATCATTTGCTGCCTTGGCTCCCCCTACAGACAAAATCACTTTTGCTGACAAGATTGCCGGCGCCAAAAAAGAAGTTGACGAAATGCTGGGCCAAGTGGCTGCCGAAGCCATGCGCAATGCAGTTGGTGGCGGCCGAGGTCGCAATGCTGCCATGGACGAAGGCCAGGACGATGACGATGATGTTTATGCTTACCATGATGACAAAAAAATTAAATCTCATAAAACCGCATCTGGCGGAACAGTGACACGTCATGGCGGAGTTACTCGCCACCAAGCGGCACCAGGACACTACGGCGGTTATGATCCAGACACACATCCAGACAAAGATGACAGCAAGCCAAGCACATCTGCTGACGGAGAAAAACGTGGACGTGGACGTCCCAAGGGCACAAAAGGTGCTATTGGTGCCAAAGGACCAAGTGGCCGATCAAAGTTGATGACTCGAGAAAACGACCAGGATCCTGCAGATCAGGGCGAATATGACCAAGAAGGCGAAATGGCCAAAGACAGCATCAAGA